TTCTCCTGAGAGAGGCGCCCCGATGTCTCGGCAACGATTGTTGGGTTATTTGTTGCTGCAGATGTTCCTGCCAACGACTCCACTTCCGGCTGGTTCGTCAACCCAGATGCATACTGCAACAGTGCAAATCCGCGTCCATCCTCCTGGAACTGAATGGAAGCCTTACCACGCTCCTGCGCCCGGTTCAAGATATCAAACTTACGGAAGTTTGATTCGTTCCAACGAACCATTGGCCGACACGTGACAGGTGAAGTCTCCGTACGAATACGATCAGACCTTACCTCTAGCTGCTCAGGAAGCCCCTCAACGCTAATACGAGCCGCAGGAACATCAAGATCAGCATCGAAGACTGCCTCTTCACCAAGAGCCAACTTATATGTCTGGTAAATTTGGCGGATACGTCCTTCGAACAATAGATCACGCTTCAGAGGCGAAAGCATCTGCTGCGCAATCTTCTGCAGTCCACCCGGTGAATTCATCAGCCGGGTAAGCCGCTCCTCAACCTGCTGGGAGGTGAGGTTAATGCCGTAAACCTGCTCTTCTTTAGCTACCTTATCCATAGCTTATTTTATCCCCCCTTCTATATCAGCAACTTAATGGTTAGTCTAGTCACCGGAGCGCCGACCACCTTAAGTGCCGTTCCAACGAGCTTGTTATCACCAGCAGCACTCGAAGTCAAAAGACCAGAGCTGTTAGCATACACATTCTCGTTCAGGTTGTAGGTATCGCCTGCCTCATACGGTACACCAGTGCCATCGTTGTACAACTCGAAGACACCACCGTTCAAGAAGGCACCAATGAGACCACCGCGGTTAAAATTCGTATAATCGAATCCCACGCCTACAGTAAGTCCCCCAGCCCCTTGTAGAGGCTGCGTTATGTTACTATCAGAAGCTAGACCAAAAACCTGATCGTTTGCGTCGGTCTGATCGTACGGACGAACTGTATCCGCATCAACCAGCTCAAGCGGCATTCCAGCAATGATGCTAACACCAGTTGCGGGTGCACGACCCTGATCTCGGCTGACCTCCTTTAGAATTCTTATTGCCATCCTATTCTCCTATAGGTATAGTTGATTTACTACCTTTTACGTTTCGTTTTGCCTTCAGATGATTAGGTACCATCTTAAGTCTAACTTTTCCGTCACTTCGCTAGAGGACTAAGACTTACTCTGTACGCCCTTTCTGAGAGCCCATCTGTCCAAATACATCCTCAAGGAATGTATCTTCCTGAGTGTGCTCGTTGTACTGAAGCCTAAACGCCTTCTTCAATACTCCCTTGGGCTTTGGTGCGTCGGATTTATCTTGGATGCGTTTCACTGTCTTTGCGAATGCCTGCAGCGTGTGTTCGTCCATAGCTAACAGATCTCTGCATTGCTTGTCGATCGCTTCTTTGAATGCTGCAGCTCTTGCGTCAAATAGGGGAAGCCCTGACTGTACGTGCATCTGAACATCGTTCTCTTCGGCCGAAATGAGATTCTTATCTATCATCTCATCTACAATTGCCTGACAACGAATGGCCTTAGCACGTAGAGACTGTTCAAGCTTTAATTTCGTCAACTGAGCCTCTAGCTCACGCTCACGATATGAAATCTCCGCTTCAGGCTCTTCAGCTTCAGCTTCCTTCGAAATTTCTTCCTTAGGCTCTTCAGTTTCGGCAGGTTTTTCCTCAACTGCCTCAACCTCAACCTTAGACTCTTCCTCGGAGGCCTTTTCTACCTTCTCCTCCACGGAAGCTTCCTTCTCCTCTTCCTTCTCTTCCTTTTTAGGCTCTTCAGCCTCCTTCTCAGATGCTACTTCCTGCTCCGGCTCATCCTCAGACTCTTTAGGTAGCATCTTAGAAATATCTGCTTCTACCTTGTCTCGCATCTTTTGAGCCTTCTCTTCCATTTTAGCTCGAGCCGCTTCTTCCTTCTCAGTTACGGCTTGGGCTTTCTCATCTTCCTTGGCTTTCTTTTCATCAGCCTTAATTGCGGCTGATTCATACTTCTCCATAGCCTTCGAAAGAACATCACGCGGTTTTGCGAGATCTTCGCGGGCTTCCATGGCGTCAAGCATTGATTTCATATGCTCAATCTTCTCCATGTCACCCTTTTCATCATAAGGACACTGTTCACCAGGAGCTTCTGCTGGAGCTTCAGCTTCAGGCATTTCTGCCGGAGCCTCAGCTTCGGGAACTTCTGTGGGCATCTCTGCGGGCATCTCTGCCGCTTCTGCTACAGGAGTTTCTACTTCTACAGGAACATCGGCCTTCTTCTCAATAGGCTTCTCTTCAGCCTCCTTCTGAACACCACTGTGACCTGTTGTAGGTCCAAGTAGTTTGTATTGGCTCTTCCCAACACTCTTAGAAGAAGGGGACTGATCTCCACCAGCGGGAGAAGGTCCTGCGGACGCCTTTCCAGTATCTCCACCTGACATATCAACGCCCTCCTCTAGTTTCTTCATTTTAGCCTTACCCATCTTACCGGCAGGAGTATATTGATCAGATCCTACACCCTTTCCAGCAGGCCATTTATCTCCTGCGGGACCAACAGGACCGCGTGAAGCAGGACCAGTATCTTTAGACTCAAGATCTTTGCCCTCTTCCTGAGCAGATTCAACCTCAACAATCTTTTCCTGCTCGGCCATGAGATTTTTCTCAGTAGCAACGTCCGCCTTATTAGGCGCAGGTGGCTTCCACTTAGGGTTACGCATCTTCGCAGATGTTGCGGGTTCATTACCGGGCATTGTCTGTCCCTGATTACCTGTGAAAGGCTTAACAGGAGACTCAACACCGTTTGCCGCACCTTCTGGCGGCTTCGCAGCTTCTGTGTAAACAGTAGCACTTGTTAAAATTGCAACTTTTTCAACGCCCTCGTCGCGAACTCTCTGTAGTAGAGCTTCACCATAATCTGTTGACGATGCATAATCATCAACTTCATTTAGATGTTCTCCCCAGATCGCTCCGAGTGTGGCCTTGAGAGTAGGACGTCCATCCTCTGTAACTACCCAATAGGACGCGTCCTTTTCTGGTTTAGAAACAAAGATTGCTTTGAGCTTTCGCTCTGGTTTTTCTTCAGCTGTCACTGGAACCTCTTCCTTTTTTGGCTCTTCAACTTCAGCTTCCTTCTCAATCTTAGTTTCAGCCTCTTCGGGGACGTCAACAGGCTTATCCTCCGCTTGAGGCTCTGCACTAGCATTAGCAGGCGCAGCTTCAGGTGTAGGCGCATCAGGAGTAGTGTTAGTCGGAACATCCACCGTCTCCTCACTCGCTTCTACCTTCTTTGTCTTATTTTTAAAATGATCTGCAATATCCATATAATCTAGAGCCGAAAGCTTCTCCTTAAAAAGAGTTTTCAAGCGAGACTCCGTATTCCCCTCTACCGGCTCAGGAGTTTCCTCCGAAACTGGTGCTTCGGGAGTAGGTGTCTCAGTTACAGGGGCTTTACTTTCCGACTTCGGAGCCTCTACGACCGGAGTCTCTTTCGGAGCCTCCTCAGCCTTAACTTCAACCTTACTCTCCTCTTCTTCCTTTGGTTTTTCAGCCATTTTGAGTAAATCCTCCAAATCTTGAACCACTGCAGCGGTTGGATCCTGAGCGATTCGTTCTCTTAGTTTTGCTATGACCTGAACAATCTTTGCATTATCCCATGCGGGTACATTAACCACGGACAGTTCCGTAAAGTTTAGTCCCCTGTTGATAGCGAAAGCTTTTATTCTCTGACCCTTCACAATTTTATACTCTGGAAGGTCAATCTCAGTCGTGTACTCCTTAAGAAGACCCTTACTCATGTGATGACATTTTCTTTCTTGGTCAGAATAGATAACGTGACCGCAGATGGAGCAGGTAGAGCTTTCTACACTACAACCCATTGAGCAAGCGTCTAAAATTCCTGTAGAAACCTGTCTAGCTAAATCAGGATTGGCGACAGCATCAATCTTAGCAAGACACTCGATGTATCTCTCCCCTGTATCCTTATCTACGACAGGATATGCATCTAGAACTTTACCGATTGCATTACGGGGGCTACTAGAATCATGATTAAGAAAAAGATTACGTCCGATAAACGTTTGGTAGCTTTCAAGGAGGTGGTCCCAAGGGAAGAAGTCGCCGTTGCCGTTGGGAATGTCGGCAGCTATAGCTTTTGTCGCAAAATAAATAAACTCCCCCTCTTTGTGAGTCTGAGGCGGAGTTTTTTTTATGTGTTCGACACCTTCGGCGACACCCGTAAAGCTACCAGTTCTAATTATATGTAGGGCAACGCCAGTTTTTAGTAAAGGCATTTAAAGTCCAGTTACTCCTGAGGTTTAGCTAGTTCGTCAATGAGTGTTGTGAAATGTTCGAGCGCCTGATAGTAGTCGTCTTTCAAATTTTTACGGAACTGTTCAAAACTGCGATCAGACATACCGGACATACGCCCATAGTCAAGAGCTTTGCCCATGAGTTTCTGCATAAACAGTCGTAGTAATTGTGCTTCAGGAGAACCGTCTTTCTCTTTGTCGTCTTTCGTATCCATTATCTTCTCCAAAAATAGAAATAGAGCGACAAAATAATGTCGCCCTAATCGTTTCAAATCGTAAAACTATCGGCGTATAATAGACTTCCGTCTATAAATAATAGATTAATATAATATTTTTGTCGGACAGTTTCGGGTGTCGTTAGCTGTTACTTGTCGCTTTCTTCGTCCGAAGGAGGAACTTGCTCTACTTTACCTTTACCAGCTTCCTTTTTAAGACTAGCCTTCCGAGTAAAGTCAATAGCTTCATCTTCGGTAGCAAAATTGCGAGTATGACGAGTCGTGATTACGACTTGCCAAGTTCCTGTTCGCTTATTGAAACGGATCTCCTTCCACTTTGTTGTTTCAGGCTCTTTGATCTTACCGGGGATCTTTGTTGGATCCTTTCCAGATGGAAGAGGTGGTGGAACCGCCTTAAGATCTTTTTCAACAGCAGCGGGACTTGCAGGGATGCCTTTTGTAGCTCCTTCCTTAGTTTCCATCTTATCTAAGATGCGAGCTGTAGCAACCTTAGCCGTATCAAGAAGGAATTCAATTTCAGAAACCGCTGTAGCAACTTCATCAGAAAGTTGTCCATCTGTAGCTTTTTTACGAAGTTCTTCGTAGGCCTCATCATGAAAACTAATGGAACGACCATCTTTAGTCTTATAGGATTCGTCGTCTACGATCTCTCCAAGCTCTTCAGCCGTTTTCATGATCCAGTTTTTGATGTTATCCATAGCAATCTCTACCAATTAAATCTCGTTGACGTCGTAGTCCTTTTTCAACTCCTGCTTGAACTCTCCAACGTCTCCCTCACCAACATTACCTACAAACTGTACCTCTCCTTTCTTAAGGAGGTCAGTTAAACATCTCTCCCACTCCTCAGGAGTAGAGGGGTTACATTCGTTGTCAATAATCCAATCTTCTACTGCTTGACAAAACTTTTCTGCGTCCATTGCAGCTAACAATGATCTCTTCTTCATATTAAATTATCTGGTTAGTCGTTTGACAAACTGGACATTTAATTTTCATGTTTTGCACTTGAGCTACTATGTCAACATCTTTTCTTTTTATGCTAACCAAATCAGAATCTAACTTTGCTAGAAGCTTACCACACTTGACACATCTTGCCAAACTGTTAGTGTTGATGATTTGCTTTTTGAGATCTTCAAACTCTTTTTCGCTAGCAACTACTGTCTTAATCTTACCGGCTATTCCAGTCTTATTGAGTGACATGTATCTTCTCCTTAAATAGACTATTCAACCATAGGAGCTTCACCGCCAGGTAATACGGCTTCTCCAGCTCCTACACCTTCTTCCTTCGTTGGTGTTTCGGGAGCTTCTCCAGGTGGAGGCGGAGCTAGCGGAGGTGCACCAGGAGATTCAGGACCACCCATCTCAAGACCTTCCCCAGCGAATCCCTCACCAGGAGCTTCGGGACCAACCTTTTCCAACGTACCTGACGGGATACGTTTATCTCCTTTGTCGAAGACAGTATTCCTTTCCTTTTCGAGCTTCTTCCCCTCTGTGTGATAATCAAGATCAGGAAACTTCCCAAAAAAAGTTTCAGTAGCAATGATTCCCTGTTTCCACATATCAAAGTAAAGCTTACGCTCTTGATCTCTTTCTTCAATGTCAAGAGATTTATACCAAGAGATTGTTGGAAGAATATACTTTTTCTTACCTTTAACCATCTTGTAGAGGTCGTTCTTGACAGCTAAAGGCCGAAAGAAATATTTAATCATCCAGTTCTCAAACTGGTCTCTAATAGCCTTATAGACCATCATTAGCTTGTGTAGAGACATTGTACGAACGTTTGAGAAGCTAGGCCCCTCACCCAAGATGAGGTTCTTGTTAACACCCAGTCCTACAAGAATCTGGTCATGAATATACTGATATTCGTTTGTGACTGGGAAGTAAGACTTACCTTGAGTACTCAGTGATTCATATTTTACCAAAGGAGGAAACACCAGAGAGAATGGAGGATTCTGTACAGCCAAGCTGATAGTATCCTTGAATCTATCAAGATCTTCCTCTGTGGGCCAAATACCCTTTTCGGCATCACCAAGCTGCCAAAGCTCAATAGGGAATACATACCGTTGAGCGTAAGAAGCTTGAGCTAAGCGAATCCAGTCTTGATAAATCAAAATCTTGAACAGTGACTGAATAACGGGTGTTCCTCTAGTAGCTGAAGGGTCCGTGATACGGCCAATCATACTAATTGAGTCACTATCAAGAGGAATTAAGCGGTTGTTCTTAATGCTCTCCTTAACTACGTCTGGGATGTTCTTTTGACGCTCAAGAGCTACAGAATCCGTAGACTTAACAATCTGTTTGAGTTCTTCAGTAGGAACTAGTTCAAACCGAGGTTTGTCCTCAAAGATCTCCTGACGTACCTCAACGAGTTCAGGCTCTAGAAGAATAAAACTTTCCCAATTCCACTTTCCATCCTCTTCGTTAAAAACCATATTTCCGAATGGAAGAGCTTCTCCAAACTTCCAGTAGCTCAAGCTTGCCTTACGAATGAAGTCGTAAAGATCGAACGTTTCGCTAAACGCCGCTTCTTTATAAAATTCTGTGACCGAAGGATCTTCTGTTAAAATGTCGAACTTTGAAAAGGGATAGTCAGCGTGCATCGTAATGATGCTTTGGATGTATGCTTCCAAGTTGAAGAAGATACGACACCACTTAAGAATTTCCTGACGAGACTTAGGTAGCAGGAATGACTCAACAGTCAACTCCGGACTATAGAAGAAGGACGGTGTGGAAGAAGTAGGATACGCTCCTCCGCCACCTCCAGCAACTACTCCTCCGAAGCTACTTGATGCGGTCTTCCCTACTGAACCCGCTTTTCTTATAGCGTTCTTAAATGATCCAATTGACCCCTTAACAAAGGAACCTTTCTTCGAAATACGTGGATTGCTTTTCTTTCTCTTTGGCATTATTTAACCTCGGCAACGTTGCTTAACAACTTCTTTCTGTATGATTCTAGCTTTATCTTTTGTTCATGAAGCTTTTCATTAACGAAAGTTAATGCGTCTATAGCTGTACCCAATTCAGTAATGTCCACATCTTGTGGATGTAGAACATCATAGGAATTACCTAACTGATAGATTAAAGCTGTAATGTAGTTAGATGCTTCATCTACTAACTGCTCATGGTCGGTCATTTAAGAAACCTCTTTCCGTTATCTCTTCCTGGCATCCCTCCACCAACTATGCTTCTAGGCATGCCTGTTCCTGGTATTCTGTACGTAGAGCTTATCTTTTTGAACGTCTGAGACTTATCGGAGGCATACACTCCTAAAAAGTCGGACATACTTCCATCATCATGAATGCCCGGAGGAGCGCAAATTTTTGAATTGAGGCTAACACCAGCATGACATTCTAGAGCAAGAAGTTCATGGTAGTGCTTACGAAAGACTTTATGACTCTCTATATCTTCCATTCGGGGGTATTTAACCCTATCAGCTTGGAGCTCAAATTTAAAATGGTCCGCCATCGCATTTTTGTAGTTCTTTTTAGACACTGAATCAGTAGCTGAAAATATTACACCGGCAGCAGGTATTTTTAACCGTTTGAACATCTCTACCGCTGTAATTCCAACATTACTATAGTCTATACATCCAAATTTACAGGGAAATATTCCGGTATGTGGGTGGACAATTCCAGCTACTTGCTCAAGCTGGGAAAGAGTTTCGCCACCTTGCCATTGGAAACAAGCTACCTTTTCTTTTATTAAGTCTCCTCTTTTCCGCCAGATAGAAAGGGCAGTATAGTCAAGATCATACTTACCTGGCATTAAAGTACCAGAGCTCGTGTCAAGACCAAAGAAATAATCTTCTCCCGCATTTGCACCTGTAAGAGTGGGGAAGGCTCCAATAAGTTTTTCGGGCTCGTCTCCCTGGAGGAACGAATTGATATTGTCCATCCAGATCATCCCGTACTGAGTGTTAAATTCAATTTCGGTCATATCTCCATCGTAGTGGAGTTCGGGATAAGATGGGAACATCTTAATCTTAAGAGATCGAGGCATTCGGTCCAACACCTTAACAGGATACTTTATGAGCTTACCAGTATCATTTTTGATTTCTTTAAATCCTGATTCAAGAAGAATAGGTGATGCTAACCAGTCGTGTACGATAGGCTCATACTTGTCGTCAGAAAAGCTCTTATAAAAATGGTTTTTGAACATCGGGATGCCAATCTTGACTAGCTTAAATATCTTTTTGCTACCAAGCATCGGCATAATACGTTCAGACATAGACATGTTAGAAACGCGATGAGCCTCGTCTACGACTACTACCGCAAAGTGCCAACCCTCCTGAAGTGATGTTTCCGCGGCAGACAAAGCTAAAATATTAGATCCATTCCTAAAGGTAAGTTTGTCTGTTGTAGTTTTATCCCAGTTTACTTCATCACCTAACTTACCAATAGCAAGAACTTTCTTAGACTCACTAACCAAACGATTGGCCTGATCGGCGCGGGGCGCGAACAGGCCTATTTCCAACCCAGGATAATCCTGACAAAGCTTGATTAAACCGATGCAGGTTCCGAATGAATTATGACTGATGAAACCGTTACTAGTAAAGCTATGAGATCCAGGTACGGTTAAGTCATATGTCTGAGCACGACCCTTTTTGATAGATACAACTTTGTCGAAGAAATAATTCTTAGAAAAAATATCTAGAGCAGTATTTTTAAGTTGAGGCTCTTTTTCAATTACTAACGTATTAGAAATCTCTTTTAAAGAATTATATGAAACATTTTTCTTTTGACCATTTCTAAAATAAGATAAAAGTTTTCGACCAGTAACTACCCCTTTCTTACTATGTTCGTGACTTATTGAATTGTAAAGGTTTGTAAATTGGTCAGAAATAAAGGGGACAATATTCGTGTTGGTATTTCTTTTTTTGTTGGTGATTTGGAGTAACTTATCACTTTTTTCTTTAAAAAGAAATCCAATTTCTTTAGCGAAAATATCGACATTCTCTCCAGATATACAAATAGTCCAGTACTTTCGCTTTGTTTTATTTTTGGTATTGGTCGCACATTTATATGTGAAGTACCTTTTAGAAATAATCCCGAAGTTTGTTAAAACTACTTGGAGTTGTTTTGCAAGCTTCTCTGATTTAGTCGAACATGTAACAACGCCCTTGGTATACCCCTTCTTATTTGTGTATATTTCAACTCCACCGTCTCCCTCAAAATACGCCCTGAGAAACTCAACTAAAATAGGCTTGGGACTTTGAAGGATGCATTTCGGGATTTCTTTGGTATTGGAGAGTCCTTTTTTAATCCCCCAGCGCTCCAGCATAGGTCTAATTCCTCTATAGTGAAAAGAACTTCTTCTATAATAAAAATCAAGAGAGAGTCTTTTAGAAACTTTAGAGGTATCTTCAATAAATTCTACATCTTCATTTGTGATGGTAATAGCGTCGTGGTTATTAAAATGCCCCTCAGCTACTAAATAACCTAAAAATCTAGCGGCATCTCCACCGATATCTTTAAATTTATTTTTCGCAAATAGTTGTTGACCACGTTGTATACAAAGATAATCACCTTCTTTAATATCTTCCAAGTTTTTAAATTTAAATTTTAACTTAGAAGTAAAGCAAAGTAGCGGATGATTATATGACCCCTCGAATTCGAAGCCCTGTTTAGTTGTTATGTTAAGAGTGGTTTTTATTCCGTTATTATAAAAATGAGAAGTTGTTTCAATACCTTCTTTAGTAGATAGATTTAATTCAAGAGGAATTTCATCTGTATGTACAGTGTCCGGAATTAAATCTTGAATTTCTATAATACCTTTTTCAGTAAAAAGAAGAGTATCTCCCAGACTGCACTTTCCAGATCCACGAGCTCCAAGAATAGCTAGATAGGACCGATTGAGATCGCACACTTTCGAAACGATCTCCTCTTGATTCTTATAGAGATCTACGTTAAGAAAATTCTTCGACCATCTAGCGGGATCGTCAGTCTGAAGAGTATACTCGGCAGCTCTCTCTAATAACTGTTTCCAAATTTTAGATTGTAACTCGTCCATAGCGGAAACTATTAGCTAACTCTTTTTATTAGGTGGTTTGGTGTAGGTACCAGTTAATCCAAACGTTAACATCATTCTCAGTACCAATACTGTGATAGACGACGCGTATGTAACAGTTTTGCGGAATCTGTCCTGCGTACACCGTTTGGAGGTTGCATACATCTCCAGGACACATATACCATTTATACACCCACTGATTCACCACAGCTCCTGCACCGCCTCCCAAAATATTATCCACATCAACAATTTTCATTTCAACCCAGTCACCCTTGGTTGAGTTCTCACTGAAGGCACGACAACCGTTGAGGTAGGTATGGTCAGTAGTCACCTTAAAATCAACGTTGGTAGTATCATTCTTTGTACAGGTTGCAGCAACGGCATTAAAGACTGCGTCAAAGTCCGAAGTCGTAAAGGGATGAGTTTTTACTCCTACAGAGTTGTTAGCTTCCTCCTTATAATTGTCTTGAAAGTCAACCTGATCTGATCCCGCTGGGTCCTCAATCGCAATACGACACTGGTAGGTAATGATGCCATCAACGGTGAAGATATTGTAATGTCTGTCCGTTACTTCTTCGTACTGTATAGAGAGATTCTTCTTGGTCGCAATCTCTTTGAAGGATGTCCACGCGCAGTCGAGGGTTGTCATTATGTAGTTTCCTCAAATCCAACGAACTGTCTGAAAGTCTCAATAGTAAAACTCGACCAGTTTGTAGTTCTCATCATAATTCTAGCAGTACCATCTCCCACATACGTTTGGCTTTCTCTTTCAGCTCGATCCCCGTTACTTTCCCCGTCAAAATAGAACACATCGATGAGAGCCATCCCTGTTCCATCACCATTAGGGTCATCCCAAAGCTCTACCTTAGATCTCATGATGATGTTGCCTTCTTTAAGTAGGTAGGCTCCTGCTCTGAAGGCAATAATGGTCAACGTCTTACCATTTGTGATGGTGTAGGTGTAATCATCAGTGCCGCCTTCCTTTAATATAGTAGCCTGTCCCCCCTTAATAACTTCATCTGTTCCAGGAGGAGCTTCGGGTTGAACCGCAGCAACATAAAGACGGCCGCCAGAGTCTACATGAGCTTGCTTGCCTGAATCGTCAGGATCAGTTATAACAACGTCTTGAGTAACCCCGCCACCAGAAGCAGAATCTACCTTTAAACGCCCATCAGACGTAACTTCCGCACGATTACTAGACGTAGGGTCTACTATTTCAACGTCTTGAGCGTTTTGATCTCCAACTTTATCAGGCATAATTCTTACCTTGGTATTAAAGTGGACCTCTTCGGAGGTCCACTTTAATCGCTAGATTATTCGTTTGTGTTGATTGTGGTGTAGAGTGTGATAGCAGTTACAGCACTCTCTAAGTTGTCCTTGATAATACGAACTCTCTCACCAGCAGGTACTGCATAGTCAGAACAGTCAATAGTAACTGAAGGACTTGACTCCGACGTAAGAGCAACCCAATAAGTCGTGTGTACAGTCTTACTAGATGAAGAGATCTGAATCTCATACTTAGCGGCAGCTGTGCTCGAACATACAACGCTCTGAAGCTTTGCTGCACCACCAACGTCATAGTCGTGATTCGTTGTAGGTCCAGGATTTCCTCCGGCGATGTCGTCTGAGCTATAATCCGAAACTGCTGTACCACCAGTACCCCCAAGTTGTGCCAAGATAGAATCAAGAGTAGTACCCTGATCCAACATCTCGACTGCAAAGGTAGAAGTAGCATCCCACGAGACCAACAAAGAGTTGGTACTATTGTCTGTCTCTATTCGCTCCCACGTAGTTCCATTATAACCATAATTAAGGTTAACTACAGACTGATGAGTACTGGCAGCCGCGACTGAACCATCATCAGCTTCGGTTGCAAACTTACCATCAAGAGATGTAGTATCTCCTGCAATAGTTGTAAGACTCGTATTCCCTGAAGTCTGAAGCGCAGATGTAGATGCTCCAGAAGGAAGTGCAGAAGCAGTTACATTACAGTCCAATGCTCCCGAACCGTCTGTTTGTAACCTTTCCCAAACAGATCCATCCCAGCCGTAGTTAAGACCAGTACTTAAACCAACGCTTTGACCTCCAGCGATAGAGTCATCGTCAGTGTCAGTAGGTCCTGAGCTGGCTCCTCCTGTAATATTTACGTCAAGAGAACCGGATCCATCAGTTGTAAGCCTTTCCCAAGCGGATCCGTCCCAACCGTGCCCAAGGGAAAGAGCTAAAGCTGAAGTCTGTGATCCAGCAATACTGTCATCATCAGTGTCGCTTGTGAACTTCCCATTGAGAGTCGCTAGAGTTGTCTGAGTAGCTACTGTGCTCAACGCTACGTCGAGATTGTCCGTATTAGACTTGATACTAAGAAGATTACCTCCCTCCTTAGCTGGGTCGATTCTTAAGTTGCCTGTATCAAGAATACCAACAGAAGCATCTCCGTCAGCAAGAGTTCTAATAGGCTGTTTTCCATGGTTATCTGTAGCCACTAATATATCTCCTAAAATTTACTGAATATTTTTGAGGTCTTCTTCGAGTTGGACTTTGTCCTGCTCTACTTTAGTTTGGTTTTCTTCAAGCTTCTTTGTCTCTTCCTCAATTTCAAGAAGGCGCAGTTCCATCCTACTAAGCAATAAAATCTTTTCTTGGATTTGCATCTCGATCCTTTTTCGAGCCAGTGCTGCTGGTTCGCCTTTTCGTTTATCAGGCATAATCGTTCTTTATGTATTAGAATTTAGAGTTCCTGTTAAATTTGCTTGTACGGTCTGTGCAGCTGTTCCCCAGTGTTGTGCAGTAATAATTATTGTACAAGGACCAGCTACCGTTGCGGGACTAGCAAACCCCAGCGTTTCGGTTGTTCTGGAGGCAGATGTTCTAGCTCCACCTAGAACAGGCCCAGCTATTTGCTTGAGGACGAAATCAGCGTCGATATCTCCCCACACAGAGAATGATCCAATACGAATAGTTTCGTTTGCAGCAACTGCTTGAGTTAATATGGTAACAGCAGGTCCTGCCGGTACGAGAGCTGTTCCATAAGTGTTAAAGGCTGTTCCTTCCGCTAGAGCTGATGGATCAAGAACAGATGTAATACTTCCGCCACTATCGTAGAATGTAATTGTAGCCATTATGCAGCAAATCCCTTGATCTGTACTGAAGTGTCACCTGCAACGTTTCGTTGAACTTGAAATTTGAAATGTGTAAAGGCTCTCTCATCATCAATCCAAACAAGACCACCCGCGTTTAAGTTAGCCGGAGGAAGCAAAGGAATATCATAAGTGACTCCTCCATCCATACTTGCGAAACCTCTAATGTCACACGCAGTTGCGCCTGTGTTCTTAAGAGTAAAACTCTTTTTATTAAATCCTTGTACGTTAAAGGCTGTTCCAACATCCGCGTAGGTATCATATGCTGGAGAAGTAATATTTGCAGCGACCGCAGCAAATATAGTACCAGATCCAGCTGTCGTTGTATGAACAGCTCCGCCTGTAAAAGTAAATCTAGAGTCGTGAGTATGTAGAGCCCAAGAAAGATCTGTGTTCTGTACAGTATAAATATACTGATCAGGTCCGCCCAATACATCTTTACCCTTAATATTGACATCACCAATATCAACACTATCAATAGTTACGGATGTATCGACTTTCAGTTTCCCCGCGCCATCAAACGTCATCCGAGGATCCCAAGTAAGGAGTGTGTGTAGATTTGGATTGACTGCTGCCGCATCACCAACACGGTGCATACCAAATCTTACTTCGCCTACTGTAGGACTTACACCTACAACTGAAGGATCAGTTATTCCCTTAATAACTACATCACCGATATCAATATTATCGGTGTTTAGAATTAGAGGTGCGCCAATGACCACTCTACCCGAGCTATCTACGGATATAGGTACAATAGTACCACCACCCGTTCGTCCGTAGATGACGGAGACTGCCTTATCTCGAGTGTCTAGAGCGTCGATGTTTGGATACGACGGCTTTAGGTTGTAAGACATATGAAATTATTTCTTACTTTCTACCTTCTTGTGTTTCTTTGAATTATTAGGTGATTTATCAACAGCTGGGGAAGGTACTATCGCAGGTACCTCAGACTTCTGCGCATTGATAATTTCAGCTAGCTGCTTAGCTGCACCCTGAACTTCTAGAGCTTCTGAGGTTACTCGCTGCTTAAGCTCTTCAACCTCTCTCAGCTTATTACGAAGTGCTTCCAGGATCTTTAACTTTTCATCTAGCATTGCTTGTAGTTCCATTTTTATTCCTCTTCCTTTTCTTCTTTTTCTTCTGACGGTTCCGGCTCCTCTACAGGCTCCGGCTCTTCAGATTTTTCTTTCTCTTCCTCAAGAGCTTTATATACTTTGTGAGCGCTGGGGACTTCAGCTTCAGGCCCCTTCTTCTCCTCTTGCTCTTTCTTCCATTCCTCTAAAGCTTTATTAACGTTTGCTTCCCAACCACGTTGAACTTCTTCGTCCAACTTCTTTTTCGTCTCTTCTTTCTCCTCACGCTTCTTCTTTTCCGCGTCGGACTCGTCAATCTCTTCTCGTGTAGGAAGAGTTTCTTCTCCGGGAGTCATTAGCTTCATGCGCTGGTCTTGAAGCTTTTCTAACTGTTTGTATAGATCGTTTATCTTCTTCTCTTTGAGAAGATTTTTAAATCTACCTGATTCGTTTTCAAGTGTAGCACTTAGAGAATCAATACTCTTTTGAGCTTTCTCAGAAATTTTTCCGTCAAGGACATCCTTACGCTGATTTTCTAGTTTAGCTATCTCGTCCTGAAACTCTGTTATTTTTGCTTCAGAGCGATCATCTACATGACTCTTAAGATAGTCTCTAAAAAGATCATCTAGACCTTGAATCTGTCCAGAAAAAACTTCCGCTTGAGCCAACGCACTCTCGTCAGCTTCTTCAGTTTGTCCTATCTGTTTTAAGAACTGTACCAGAGCTTCTTCCGCTTGAGTAATCTTGTCAGCTTGCTGTTCAAGAGGTGCTCTAGCACTTTCAAGCTGATTATCAATTTCAGCTTCTTGGTCTATAATAGAGCGAACCTTACCAAGACGTTTAAGCTGTTCCTCTACATTTTCAGGTGCACCAATCTCTGCAGCTGGTAGAGTAGACCAATGAGCATATCTATAGAAAACTTCCAAAAGAGCCGGTTTAAATGCAGATTCGTTAACCTCAGCTCTCTTAACACGCGCTTCCATTAAAGGTAGCCGTTGTTTTGAGTTATAGTTGCTCAGAGTCTTTGATTTTATCTCCTGTTTAGCCTGTTCAGGATTACTAGACATCACTTTGAACTGCTTCTCAGCAGCACTTGCTGACTGCTCCAATATCTTAGCTATTTCTTCTTTTGGTGGCGGGGGATCTCTCTGTTCTTGCTCTCTCTTAATAATCTCCCCGTAGAACTTTATAAGTTCAGCTGAAACTTTCGGATCGGCTTTAACTTGGTCCCACTGAGCGCCTCCCCGCTCCTTTGGTTTTACGTAAGTAAGCCCAGTTAGCTTTTGAAGAAGCTCAAGTTCCTTGTCGTCAAGTTCCGTTTGTTTCTTTAGTACTTCAGCCCTCTCTCTAAATATTCGATGGCGTTTGTACTTCTTAGTGAGGAACCCTACTTCTTGTCTTAATCCAGCTCTTCCAACACCTGGGCGAGTAAGAGCTCTCCTCTTCTTTTTAAAACCAGGTCCCGGAAGCTTTTGAGTTCCTGGAGGTTCAACTGCAATAGATTCGCCAGCGCCTGCGGCACCTTCCTGCATTCGAATATACAGAGCTTCCATCCACGGTTCAGGAAGGTCTTCGGGCCACTCAACTGGCCAACTTCGAAGGGAGGCTATTTTTAAAAAATGTGTATCTTTAGGACTTAAGGGAAGTGAAGAACTTTTATCAAGAACCCCTTCCTCCCCCTCTTCTGGAATATCTTCCCAACGTTCCCCTTCTTCACCAAGCTCAGGCTCTACATCACCCTCGCTTTCTGGAAGAGGCTCATCTTCTTTAGGTTCTCCACTAGGTTTTGCGGGAGAAGGTAAATCTTTTGGATTGATAAAGTAAGAAGTTTGAGAAACTGTCAGTTCTTTAATAATCGATTTCTTTCCTGAACCGGGTGGACCATACTCGTCAGCGAATGACAACTCTTCAGGTTCGTTTATCCACCCAATCTCTACAACTTCGAGATCTACGCCCTTGGGCGACTTAGATCGTACTGTGCCTCTTATATATTCGTTGTTGTCTACGAGATATACAACAGACTCCCCTACTTTTACGTCTTTAGCCTCTATTCGCCCTTTTTTTTTAATTGAGACTGTTTAGGTGCTCCCAAAGGAAAATCCTCTGGAGAGATAACTCCTGGCTCTTTAGGAAGACTTTCTTCAGCGGATCCTTCGGGCATTTCTTCCATTAACTCTTCAAATGGTTTTGTTTCAGGAGGTGGTTTTCCTTCAAGCTTCTCTCCTTCCGGAGACTTACCTACCTCACCTTCCTGATATTCCTTAACCTCAGCGACACTATCGAACCACAGAGTGCGCATTACTACCTTTGCTACCTTAAACCACTTACCAGTAACACTATCGTATGCGATTCCGTACTCAGCTGCATCAGGAGTTAGATTAGAACAGATCCGGTTGTATATCTCATTAGAGACCTTCTCGATAATAATAGGCACTGAAGACCCAATACGATCAATCTGCACCATATTACGCACGATGTTTCCATCAGCGGTCTTAACCTTTCTCCAACGACTTACAACGAAGTCGTCAAGACCACAGTGAGGTCTTGAAGACGTGTTGTAGATAGTCTCAGGTGGTTGAATAGGTCCACTCAATGCTTTTTTAAATTTATCAAGAGACTTCTTCAGAAAATCATGAGAGAAAGCAACAAGCAGTCTTCCCTCAATATCTATTATGTTCCACCCCGGAGCGAGACTCGTTTGCGTACGAGACCCGGTATCAGCAGGATTCGTATCAGGAAGTTGATCAGACCTCTTCCTGTACTCCTCAATAAGGGAATCAATCTGTTCTGCTGTCGCACCCTCAAGACCTTCAACGAGAGCACCTCTTTTTATAGCAGTCAATCTTTCGGACAGCTTCTTAAAGTCACTTTCAGCTTCCTGAGGAAGATCATGTTTCTTTTCGTAGATCAAGGCATCATTACCTTCAATCTCTAAAAAGTGCAGACTGACAGAACTATAATCGTTTCCCGTACGAAGAACAGCTCTGAGGGTTTTATTTATATTGCCGTCAGAATAACTTAGTGTCTCAGACTGGTTAACACCAGTTACTGCATTCTCGTCAGCAGTAACTCTTATCCAATCTGGAACTAAATCTATTCTACGGGTTGCTCTTTTATCAGGCATTACTGAACTCCGTAAAATTAATAGCTTTCCTGTTTGTAAATAGGTTTTTCGTAACCTCTTACACGCTCAAACAGCCAATGACTAGCCGTGTCCTTCTGCTTACTAAGCTGTCCTTCACTCTTAGAAGTGAGTTTCCATCGTAGACCATCGACCTCGATAACATCGCCCTCTTTGAGAGACTTTGGTAGAAAGTCCTTTGGCATACGTAGAACTTCTTGGTAATCCGTGTTCGAAGGGGACATTGCACCAGCCTTCTTTTCAAGGGAACGCTTCTTTTTAGCTTCTTTCTTAATGACTGGTTTGTTTTCGACCGGTTTAGCTTCTTTTAGCATAGAAGTTACCTGATCAATGGTAGGAAGAGTCATTGACTCTCCATTAATAGCTACCTCTAAAGATATAAGCTTTGTATCACGCCCATCAAGAAGTTCTGTTTGAACAACAACTGTACCCATCTTCGTTTCTGGATCATAGGTTGTTGAGGCATCCTTGATTTTAAAGGTACCCATTCGGTTGGAACGTAGGGAGTCAGAAAGGGTTACGATTGCACGCTGTGTGATACGTGACTGTAGCGCATCGTAGTTCATCTTTTCTTTTTCAACAGAGAGGCGAATATTATCGTGGGACTTATAACGATACTCCATATTAACTTCTTCCTCTGCTTCCTTCTCCAATGAAGGATCAACTTTAACTACATATTGAACATCTTCAGGTGCAGGAGAAGCTTCTGTAATCTCTGGTTCTGTAAACTCACCTTCGAAGGATACATCAGCAGGCCACGAGGTAGCTTCATCCTTGAACATCTCTGTTAGGAGAGCCTCTAGCCCTTCCGCCTCAGTATACTCATCTTTCGAGACAGCTCCAATGGGTTCTAGGTCACCATACGCTGCTGTATGATACACCTTCAGATATTTGGTACCATCGTCAACAACTTTAAAATCGGTTAGAGAAGCTGTCACTTTAGTTGGGTCAATAGGTGCTTCTTCAGCTTCTGCGGATGCTTCGGACAGAGCCTTCTCAATCTCTTTGTCTACCAACGCAAGCTGACTATCTAAAACAGTCACAGGTAGTTCCGCTGTCTTAAGTTGATTGTCGTCAATAAAAGACACTTTAGCAACAATTTTACCTGTGAACATTAGAGACCCTGAATCAGAATCTTCTGTAATGTCCAGGTTATCAATCTGTGTACTGAGCACTTTTGCTGCGGTCAACCGCTTAGCTTGAAAGTACTCCTGGAGCTTACGTTCGGCCCCGTACATCAGTGTATTCTTAATTGCTGATAGCCGGAACTCTTGGGCAGCATCCCTGCGGCGCATGGGGTCATACCCCTTATATTTTCCTTTAAGACTATCCATCGTAAAATCCTCGCTGTAGGCAATAAACGGCAGAAAATGACTTTCTACCTTAATAAATTGTCGATACCTACGACAATTGAGTGTTTCCCGTATTAAGAATATGCTTTTAATGTATAATAATCATGGATTTCACGAGAGGAAGGATCTATTTAGGCCCTTTAATTGAGATAATCGATAGAGGTCCCATCGGCTATATAATGTCGTGTCATAACTTAAACTGGAAAGGATTTGAAGCTTATGAGACTCAAATAAGACTAGACTCTATGTCGAAGAACCTTCAAGCAGAAAGACGTATCATTGCCTTTTCTATTACAGAGAATTTTCCTCGTAAGATTAGTAAGCTTGACATTCACGTTATATCTATTGAAGTAAATCAACCCTTTGAAATCTTTCGTAGTATGAGCTCACCGCCGCATTATATACCCAGCTATCAGGCAATAAATTTAGATGCAATCATCTATCCTGAAGAGCTTACTAAGGAAGAGAAACTAATTTGTGACGTAAGAAATATTAAATATGGGGGCGAAAAGGATATCGACTGAATGAAGTTGTCGTCAGATGCTGTTCGAGGTTGGTCTCTTGGCCTCGTTAAAAGGAGACCAAAACAATAACTGCTAAGCCTAATAAGCTTCTAGCGGTAGCTGAGGAAGTAGTAGAACAAGCCTTCGGGCGTGTACTAGTACCAGCCTAAGCTCCATAACCTCCGAGTATTTTTCCTGATTCTTTCAGCTCGGAGTTAGTAGAATCAGGTGGTGGAAAGTGAATGGGACACCGTAACAAGCCTATTCATCCCTGACGTGGTCGCTCATACCTAACTGGGCACAACAGTATCATCTGAACGAGAATGCATTCAGGACGGGAGTTCGAATCTCCCTCGCTCCATTGATTTATGAAACTACTTCCCACCATCATAGCAATATTGATAGTCGGCTTTAGCTTTTATGTACTATTGAAGACATGCGGAGTAGCTATTGTGTTTGTACATGAAGATAGTATCTCCGGCTATGCTTTTACTACTCCGGATGGTAATCGCGTGTTGTCTACATGCAGGTGTGGTTATGAGTAAGCGATATAGTATTAAAACGCATCTAAGACAACGACAATGTAGTTGTAGTAGATGGGTCAACGATGACCATAAAGAACATCAGCGGAGATAACCACTTTGAAAAAGGAACACAAACTAAAACAGATTAAGAACGGCTTTGAGTGTTCTTGCGGTAACTTTAAGATCCTCGGCAAGTTTATAGAGTCTCTCTGGAGAGAACACATTCAAAATGGCTAGAGAGCATCAACTCAAAAAGGACATCTGCAGAGCAGTTGGTCATGAATGGGAGGAGCCAGTTTACTTTCAAGGAAAGTATATTAAAGAGTGTAAGCGTTGTGAGAAGGTAACAGAAGTTCAAATTGAAATTTCTATAACAGAAGATATAGGACTTACTGTTTATAATTCAAGAGCTATCTACAAAATAGATATTGATGAGTAAAGGTAATCTACCAGACATGACTCCGAAGTATGTTGATCATTGGATCTTAACTTTTGAGCCCAAGTTGTGTTGTACTGTTAATCCTATCGCTACCATTAACGGAAAAATTATTTGTTCGAACTGTTTCGCAAGACTCAGATCAGTTTATTCAGGGGAGGAATGGAACATTGGCGGAGCAACCACATAATCGCATCTGTGATATGATGGGGCATGATTGGGCTATCTCCTTTACGCGAGTAGCTTCTTATAAAATATGCAGAAGGTGTTCTATGCAAGAAGAGGTTGAAGACCCTTGGGCAGAGTGGTCAAAGAAAGATGAGTGAGTTTAAAAAGAACATCTGTCGAGTTGTAGGACATGACTGGGGAGGTCCTGAGGAGATAGAGGAAAAAGTCAAGTCACCTCCTGGAGTAGCTACAAGAATAACTATAGACACTTGGGCTAGCTACGAGGAGTGCCGTCGCTGTGGAGAACAGAGACCAATCCAACCTAAAGTTAAGTACTCAGATCTAATGGTGAGACGTTACAGTATACTAGACAGAGCTAAGAAACGTGGAACAGACACAGAGAGCAAAGAAACTTAAAGAAGACATCTGCCGAGCAGTCGGCCATGAGATGAAACCAGATCTTTTTGAATGTCAACGCTGTGGTGAAGGACCTATAGTTCTGGTTAAGAAGACTTTACAAGACAATCTATCTAAATTTGTAGGGATGCCTAACACTCCACAGCTTCAGTACGAGATGGTTCGGGTAGCTAGTCACGTGCTGACCACTCTTGAGATGGAAGGAACTATAGTTAACTACACCGTTGAAATAGATCATACGCATGGAAGAGATGTCATTGTCAAATATATGGTCCCCGCCAACCTAAATTATGTTCAACAAAGGATTTTTCTGTGACTGAGTCAGCAAAACAGTTGATAAAAGACCTTTGTCGCACTCTTGGTCACAGCTTCCCTGACAATACAAGCTGTGAGCGCTGTGGCTTACAAGTCCCTTACGTGTTTGTCAACGGCCTACTGCAGTGTCCCGGTGAAGACTATACCCTCATTGGAGGCAACATGGTGAAGTTTATGCACGCACCTCCAATGGGATCTGATATTGTCGTGTCTGTGTACGTTAACGGCATGATTTATCGGTCAAACTTCAGTAATACCAATGGATCTGATCACTTTTCCTTCCAACACCCTACCTATTCGTGATGTTCCTAACAAAAGTCATTCAAAAATGAACGTCCTTTAGGACGTTCCGTAATAATTTTTATTATCTTTTAGTATCTTCTACTAAAATTGCTCCAGCCCACCGCAAAATCCCAAAAAATCCCCTTAAAACCTCAGTGATCGCGCAGTTTTCCTCGAAAATCCCGCTGGATGTCAGTAAAATCGTGCATTTTTCACGGTAGCTCACGCATCTTTCACCATGCTTCTACAACAATTTAAAGCCAGATCTCGACGACAAAATCGTCAAAATCCAGCTAAAAATCGCTTAATTTCGCTAAAAAACGCGCTGATTGCCTACTTCATGAACACTTTCTACTGTTAAGGCTCATCTGTCCACAAGTCGTCAGAGTTGACCTTCTCTTCGGGCTCCAAAGGCATCCGTTGCTGCTTCATAAGCTCTTCAATCTCGGGAGGAATCGCAACATACTTCCAGGTCACTACGCCATCTTTCCTCAAACGCAGCTCAACGTCATGAAATATCGTCAAAGCCGGCCTCCCCTCCTTCATAATGACGACCAAAGGGCTTCCGAGACTAGATGACGTTCTATCTTCCTGTGTCCTTGCAGAAAACACAGTCATACCTAGCAAAAACACCCCAATGACAGTGACTGTCGCTAGTATCTTCTTACCTATCTTCATTTAACTTCTCCTGTCCAAATCATTTTGTAGCATATATCATACAATATGCCGCTTATGACTAACTACAACCTCCGCAACCTCCACATCCACTAGGAGGATCTGTACCATCATCAGCTCCTTTCTGGTTGTCCTGATAAAACTCCTGACTAGGACTAAAAACGACAGGAACACCCTTGATATAGCCAACAACTCCCTTCCTCATCAACTTTTCATCCTTTTCTGCTACAAATCCCATTTCCGGCTTCAACATTGAGTTGACAATCATTTCTTTAAGCTCTTGTTCCGTTTCTAGGATAATAATCTTATCTTTTTCAATCATCTAAAACCCCTTTAATACTGTAGTCAAGTATATTACAATTTTAGGCAAGTACAATAACAAATAGATTAGAGCAAACACCGATGCTCCTAGCAAAAGTGCTAAGAGAACATCAGTCACCTTGTCGAACACAGCAGTCTCCCCAATGAAATGAGCCTCTCCAGATACATGTAGCGGTTTGACATGGGTCATCTTTGTCGAACACAGGCTTTTCACTATAGAAATCAATCTTCATATTGCGTATTATACTAATACACCCTCAAATTTCAGTTTGAAACTGGGTTTGTGTGTCAACGTAGCATCTAATTGTTGATTTCGGGGTTGATTATAGGGTATTTTGCGGTAGGTTGAGGAAAATCTGCGGGTTGCTTCTCAGGGTTGGCGGTATGGATGTTATAGTAGTAGACCCTCAAATTTGGGTTGAAAATTTTCGGTAAATTTTGGTTTGAAACTGACTCAATACATACAACCCGGGGGGTAGAGGATTTTAAAAACAAAAGCGATTTCTCCGGTCATATGGCCACCCGTCATATACATGCTACGGTGGTATGTATATGGCTATACCGTACCATGGAGGGTGTATGGAAGGAACGGAAGAGACAAAGCAGATCGTACAACGAGAGCTCACCGCTCTCATTGAGAGGTTAGAGACGGCTGGTATACGTCTCAATACTCTCATCAAGGAAAGGAAGATCGTTCGCGGACTAGACCTAGTAGCATTGTCGAACTATACGTTCGGCGTTGAGAAGTTAATCGAAGAGATCCGAAGGAGGTGATGAATGAAGCTAGAGCAGATAAGACTCTGCGCGCTGAGTGTCTTAATGCAGACGCAGAGACAGGACGGCATCAAGATGTGTCCATGCTGTGGAAGTAACTATTCAGGTGAAGCTAAGACTTGTTCTTCTTCTGAATGTGTTGCACGTCTGATTGTAATTGGAACGAGGTGACAATGAAAAAGAAAGCTAAGAACCGTTCCGCTCGAAGACAGAAGCGGACAGAGAAGCGAAAGAAGAAACAGACGGACATAGCGTACTATGAAAGGCAAAGAGACTTCTTAGACCTCTAACGCCTTCACTCTACTCATCAGCTAGACTCTTAGTTGGTGAGTAGAAGTGAGGACGCTATGTCCTCAGGAGGAAGTAATGAAAAGAGCAAAGAAGAAAAGGAAGATGTCGAAGACCGTCGCGAAGGCGAAAGCCAGGAAGCGGCAGTCGACGATCATCCGCAACACGCTCGCTAAGGAGTTTGTCAATCCCTTAGCGAAGGTCACCACGAAGATCCTTCGGACGGCGTTCACGGACCTGTCGCTGCTGAACAAGAAGACTCCGGCGATCACGAACATCGTCGGCGTCCTCAAGAAGGAGATCCAGACCCGAGGATAAGGAGGAAGTAGTCTAAATAGAATAGCCGAGGTCGCTCGCATAGGACCTCGGCTATTCATTTGAGGCTATGCCTCGGAGGTGGACGGTAAAAAGATGAAGAAGCATAAGTAGCTACGAGACATCAGTATGGCAAACGTAATGACACCCGAACTGCTATGATGGAACATTATGAGCTTCTTGAGCCGAAGAACAACGAGAAGTCTCATCAAGGAGAATGACATGAAAGGAAAGATCGTACAGCGTGAGATTCATGACGCTCTGGAGAAGGCTGCTTGGAGTGGATGTCGTACACTCGAAGAGCTGAAAGAGAGCATCAAGATGTACGAAGGAAAAGGAATGCTTCGCTGGGTCAAAGAGCATCCAGTGACAGCGATGGAGACGTTGAACAACATCATCAAAGCCTAAGGAGAACAACATGACCATCGGAGAGATACTTGGAAAGAAGGAGAACAACGGAACGAGGATCTTCGTCGACGGAGAGAAGATCAACCGCTACCTGAAGCGGCAGGAGATGTTGGATGCGGACTACGTCTCCGGAAAGATAAAGAGAGGAGGTGAGCTTAGCTTCTAAGACGGTCAGCAGGAAAATTAATTCGCAGGAGACTAAATGAAGAAGAGATGTTTAAGATGTTTGGTAAAGGAGGATGGCTTCACCATCGAAGATGCTGATAGATTCATTGAGAGTCTTGAGGCACTCATGGATGATGAAGCGGAAGATAACGCTCAGTTGATGGTGACCTACAACAAAGTGAAGAAGTTGAAAGCTGAGCTGCTAGGTATCCCTGTGGAGCAAGTCTAAGGAGAACAAATGGATGAGTGTGCGTTGTGTTACGTTAAAGGCCTACGTGTCACGAGGTTATTAAAAGACATCGTGATCAAGAAGGTCTTCACCAAAGAAGGAGAATGGAAGGAGACCAAGGCTACTCTCTGTCCTGATCATCTAAAGGAAGTCGAAGAGTCGAAAGACTTTCCTGTGATCGAGACGGAGAAGATCGGCCGCAATGAGAAGTGTCCTTGCGGCAGCGGTAAGAAGTTCAAGAAGTGTCACGGGAGATAAAATGAAAATACAACAAACGAGAGTGTGGATACCTCGTTCAGGAGGAGTACTCGAGGCGGGTGATGAGCTTCGTTATGACACTTCACTCCTTCAGTACGAGGATGAGACGTACAAGGAAGCTTATCTTAACGTCTTCGAAAGGAAGCTGATCAAGTTGGTTGCTTCTCAGATCACGGAGGAAGAAGTCGACGAGGAAGCTGACAAACTTAGAAGGAATAAGGAGAAGAATGAAAAAGATAAACCTGCTCATCCGAATTTCTAACAAGGAATTCGAAGAGATTGTAGAGAAGAAGACCAGAGAGTTCCTTAAGAGCATGAAAGCTACTTATGGAACTACTCATGAGATGTACTAAACCACAAGAAGGAGAAGAACTAATGAAAGAGAAAGCTGTATTCGGATTCGTAACAAGGTACGGAGATAAGTTCTACGGTGAAGGACATACCGCTCAAGAGGCTCTTGAGTCTCTTACGATCGGAAAGAAGTATGACCTGATGCTGCTGGCGTCTCTTCCTATCGACCTCAACAAACTTCCGTACGTCAACGTTAAGGGAGAGAAGAAGATGGTGACGCCGGAAGAGTGGGATGCGATGTGGCGGAGCGATCGCGGCCACGGGAGGCATGAAAGATGAGCAACAAGAAAGGAATCGATAGTAAGGCTAGGACAGCGAGGCTTCATTCTTTTGAGCCTCATCGTGTTCCTTATATTAAGGAGCACAAGATGTGTGACTGTGGCGGAGTCACTCAGCCGCCAAGTAGTGCGGAGGTCTCAGCCGTCAAGAGGAGGCTGAAGCGCTACGGTTATCCTGGAGACATCATCGAGCTCACGAGAACCTTGAAGCTCGGTCTCTACACAGAGGTAAAGGAAGACATCAAGAGGCTGCACAAAGAGTTGGACAAGGTAGCAAGGAGAAGCTAATGGAAGTCAAGTTCACGAGAGAACAAGTCGGAGAGATCACTGGAACGGTGATCGATATTAAGAACCGCCAGCTGGTGATGGTAATGATCGTCTGCTGGCTCTGTGGTGCTGGACTCGGATTCTTCGTCCGAGCAATCTGGTGGTAACATGAAGATACTAGACCTAGGATGCGGAGTAGATCCAGACAGATGGATTATTCCAGAGGCGGATCGGATAGATGGAAATCTCGATCCATCTTATGGAACAAGTGTTTGGCTTGGTATTGGAGAGCTTGCTGAAAGTGATAAGTATGATATAGTCTTTATGTCATACAGTCTTCGATACAATACTCATTGTATGAAAGACTTCGTGAAAGCACTTGAGAAAATAACAAAGAGTGGTACGCTTCTCGAAGTGATCGACTACTGTGAGTATGAAGACTACGATAACAACAAGTGTAACGACATAGCTCCTGAAAGATACATAGAGGTGTTCATTAAGCCTCTAGAGGAAATAGGATTCGAGATCCACGATCAGATAGATGGTAGGGTTTCATCCATCTTCCTGAGGCTAGTAAGGAAATAACCGTACTCACTACCTACACATCAGAGGTCTAATGATCGATGATGTGTAGGTGGAGGCTACGGATAGTAGTCTCATACCAAAGGAGAAAGTAATGAACATGCCTAACATGACGGACGGACGGAAGATCATCATCCGTGAGCTCGGAACCGTGGACGAAGAAGGCAACCTTACCTGCCATGAGAAAGGATTCATGGAGATGAGGCTCGCTTACTTCGGCTACGCTCGCGCTAAGCTGAACAAGGCCACGACGGCCTTCTGGAATCAGCTGCACAAGCTCCAGGAGGAAGACGTGGTCGTCAAGCTGCCGAGTAAGAAGTAC